AGATAATCATTAGACTCAGCGTATGTCTTTCCAAATGTAACCGCTAAACTAATCACCGTGCAAAAATTTGTATCATTATTATTTTCACCCTCATTAACTAACTTCATTACTTTAGTATCCATTTTATTTTTCCTTTTAATTTTGTTAAATTTTTAACAATTTGGGTTTCTCATCAGTAGCAACTTAACCCGTGTTGCTAGACACCCCGTAGGGTGTTTCGAATTAAGCGTCTGCGTTATTGTCACACCAAATACGCATATCTGCTACTGTCATATTGAACTGAGCCATAACCTGCTTAATTTTAGCGTCTCTGACCTCATTGAACGTAGGCTCACTAACCTCAACACCCTCACCGCTTTCGCCCTCACCCTCACCGCTCTCACCTTTACCGCCTTTGTTTTTGCTTTCAACTACTACGACATATTGACCTAATAGCGACTGGTCAAATTCTGTCATCTCTTTATTAACTTTTTTCATTGCTATTTTATGAGTCTTTTGCTTTTCAATATCTGTTGCAAATAAAGCCTTTTGAACTTTAGCACTTGCAAGGTTAGTTTGTAACACCGTGCGAACCGTCGCCTTAAGCTGTGCTAATTCCTCACCCTCTAAATTTTCTAGCCCATCATTGATAGCGACAGTTAAAGCATTAAAATTATCACCAGTTGAAAACTCAGTAGCTTTAAAGTGTTTGATAATTGACTCACTAATAGTAGCTTTAAATTCCATAGCCTTGCTTAGTGTTGACATCATTGCTACTGTCTTTTGTGCGTCTTCTATAAGGCTTGTCATATCTTTAGTATTTAATTTTTCCATTTTAGTTATCCTTTTATATAGTGGCTTTATTGCCTACGCCAACAAGGGTTGGCATTGACGCTATTATAAATCATAAAGCAACAGTAATATCAACTAATTTTTAAAATAAATTATTGTTAAATTTTTAACAATTTATATACCTATATATATAGTGAATTATTAACCTATATATAGGCTCTCAAAGGCATTAATAGATATATGCTCTGAGAGTCCCAAATTCGCCCTAATTTGGACGCAAGTCCCAAAGCCTAATGATTATATTACTGCTCTAATAATAGTTGATTTTAGTTTCTGAGCCACTATTATTTTTACCCTGTGGGTTTACACACATAAATATAATCTATCGCTTAACGGCTATCCTTGAGCCTTATAGATAACCTGTTGTATTTCCTCAACATATGTAGTATGTCTGCAACAATTCTGTGGTATTTATACTACACCCTAATAACCACACAATACATAAGGGTACTAGATAACCATACAATACATAGGGTTATTAATAGACTCACAATATATAAGGTTATTAATAGACTCACAAATAGTGTGGTCATAACCATAATCACAGGCTTTTTTATTCTCACTTCAGCTTAGTCCCTGCTTAGTCCCTTGAGTTTCTAGCTTAGTCCCTTGAAACTTCAGCTTAGTCCCAATTCTCACAAGTGCAACATCTGTTGTATATATACCACAAGTGCGTACACGGGGACCCTAATTGATTTCTTGCGTATAATATATAGGCTCACTCGCAGATTAGAGTAAATTCGAGTATAAACAGCTATTTACTAGGGTAATTCTAGAAACTGGAGGTGGGAGCGTCTAGCGACTTATGCGGAGAGGGACTTAAGAGACAATATAGACTTTATTTTAGTTATACTATTGACAAGCATAGAAAAGTATGCTATAATATTACTATAGATAAGATTTAAATCAAAGGCTTCTTTTAGAACCAACCTTTAGAATTATCATTATAGTTATCACTTTAATAATAACTTTAGACAGAAGACTACAGAGAACCTAAGTACACTAAAGAGGAGCTCACAAAGTTAATGTCTTCAAAACATAAAGGTTCACCTAACCTATTTAAGGGAATGAAGTCTCTAAATCCAGAAGGTAGACCAAAAGGTAGCGTCAATAAGTTTACAGCTTTAAGTAGAGAGTTAATGTCTAACAAAGGACCTGAGATAGTTCAGAAGGTTATAGACTTAGCACTTGAAGGTGACAGGACTTGTCTTAAGATGTGTATGGATAGAATCATTCCTACCACTAAGGCAGTAGAGTTTAGGTCTTCAGAAGATAAAGGTAATGTAATTATTAATGTTGGTGGTCTTGCAGAAAAAATTATAACTGAAGACAATAAAAAACCTTTAGATTATGAAGAAGGTGTTGTCATTCAGGATTCTTCTATAGATGAGACTATTATTAAGATAGCCAGTAGTGAGTAGAGAATTAGACGTACAGTTACACCCCGCGCAGCTAGAGATATTTAATAGTACCGCTAGATTTAAGGTTGTAAGTGCAGGGAGACGCTTTGGTAAGTCTAGGTTAGCAGCTTGGATACTTATTATAAAAGCACTTCAGTCTGAAAGTAAGGATGTCTTTTATATAGGTCCTACGTTCCAACAGTCTAAAGATATTATGTGGAATATGCTCAAGGAATTGCTTCACGGCACTGACCTTATAGAGACTACCCACGAGAATACAGCTACTATGAAGTTAGTTAATGGTAGAAGAATTAGTTTAAAGGGAAGTGATAGACCAGATACTTTAAGAGGCGTAGGTTTAGCCTATGTTGTACTCGATGAGTATGCTAGTATGAAGGTTGAAGTGTGGGAACAGATTATAAGACCTACGCTTGCTGATGTAAAAGGTGGTGCACTCTTTATAGGGACTCCTGCCGGGAAGAATCACTTTTATGATTTGTACCTAGAGGCAGAAAAAGATGAAGACTGGGAATCATTTCAGTATACATCTACAGATAACCCTCTAATAGACCCAAAAGAAGTAGAAGTAGCTAGAAGAACGATGTCTACTCAGGCTTTTAGGCAAGAATTTGAAGCCAGCTTTGTGAGTTTCACAGGTGGTATTTTTAAAAACGAATGGATTAAGTATGATGAAAACGAACCAGAAGACGGAAATTTCGTTATTGCGGTTGACCCTGCAGGCTATGAGTCGGTGGAAAAAGAACGCGGTATCAAAGGTAGTAAGCTTGACGAAACTGCAATTGCAATCGTTAAAATCTCTGCTGACAGATGGTGGGTCAAAGATATACTCCACGGCAGATGGGGAATTAAAGAAACTGCTACTAAAATATTACAGGCTGCGATTGAAAATCAGGCAACGATTGTCGGAATAGAATCCGGTGCGTTAAAGAATGCTATCTTACCTTATCTACAAGATGAGATGCGAACACAAGGTAGATGGGTAGTAATAACAGATGTAACCCACGGCGGTAAGAAGAAAGCAGATAGAATTACGTGGGCTTTACAGGGAAGACTAGAGCACGGTAAGATTACATTTAATCGTAATCCTAGTTGGAACAATGACCTAGAAACACAGTTAATAGAATTTCCAAGCAAAGGCACACACGATGACATTATTGATGCCTTGGCTTATATAGACCAAGTAAGTGTAGCAGATTATATGCACACTATTGAATTAGACGAAGAATGGGAACCTTATGATGATGTTGCAGGATATTAAATGATTGATGGCGAAGAGAGTAAGTATCAAGGACTAGCCGGATGGTTAGGCTCACGTCTAGAAGAGTGGAGAAACCACAGAGACTCTAACTATTTAGATATGTGGGATGAATATTATCGTCTATGGCGAGGTATCTGGAAAGCTAGTGATAAGACTAGAGTGTCAGAGAAGTCTAGATTAATATCTCCAGCCCTACAACAAGCAGTTGAATCCTCAGTAGCTGAAATTGAAGAAGCTACATTTGGCAGAGGTAAGTGGTTTGATATTAAAGATGATATGTTGGACCAAGACCCTTCAGACGCTGAATATGTACGTAATTTACTACAAGAAGACCTAGAGTCTACTGGATGTAAAGATGCTTTATGTGAAGTATTCCTAAATGGTGCAGTATATGGTACTGGTATTGGAAAGATATCTGTAGAAGAGAACACTTGGAAGTATCCTGCCGAATCACCTGTTCAGGGAACGATGACTAGTGAGCGTATATTAAAAGAAGAGACAGTCATTGATGTTAAAGTAGAGGCAATTAGCCCTAAAGAGTTTTTAATAGACCCTTCAGCAGTAAACATACAAGAAGCTCTTGGTGTGGCACACGAAGTCATTAAACCTAGACATAGTATAATTGAAGGTATCAAAAATGGTACGTATAGAGACATATCTATAGAAGGTAGCTACAACATAGAAAGATTAAAGGGTTTTGACCCTGAAGAATCACGTGCAGATGCTAACGACCAAATTAAAATCACTGAATACTGGGGTAAAGTACCCGCTAGGTTCTTAGCTGAAGATGAATCTATGGATGATTTTGAATACAATGATGATGAACTAGTAGAAGCTGTAGTCACTATAGCTAATGACAGTCATATATTAAGAGCAGAACGTAATCCATTTATGATGGAAGACAGACCATTCATATCCTATCAACACGACATCGTACCTAATAAGTTTTGGGGTAGAGGTGTGTGTGAGAAAGGATACAACCCACAAAAAGCATTAGATGCTGAGATGAGAGCTAGAATTGATTCATTAGCACTCACTACTACACCTATGATGGCTGCAGACGCTACCAGACTACCACGAGGAGTCAAGCTAGAGGTTCGTCCCGGCAAGACTATACTTACAAATGGTGACCCTAGACAGGCTATTATGCCTTTAGCGTTAGGACAGACGGACCAAAATACTTATATGCAGGTTCAAGCATTACAAAATATGATACAAATGGGAACTGGTTCTGCGGATTCTACACAAGGTAGTGCAGAAAGAGCAACCTCTGCTGGTATGTCTATGCAACAGTCTTCTTCTATAAAAAGACAGAAGCGTACTCTAATGAACTTCCAGAACACATTCTTAATCCCTATGATTAATAAGTCTTTGTGGAGAAAAATACAATTTGATGTAGACAGGTATCCTATTGTTGACTATAAGTTTGTTCCTTACTCTACTATGGGTATTATGGCTAAGGAATTAGAGTCACAACAGATGGTTAGCTTACTACAAGCTATACCTAAAGACTCTCCTGCCTTTAATGTTATATTATTATCTGTATTCCAAAACTCTAGTGTACATAATAGAGACCAAGTAGTACAGGCTCTAATGGAAGGTATGCAACCAGACCCTGAACAGCAACAGATGCAAAAAATGGCAATGGAACTTCAGATGCAGCAAGCACAGGCTGATATTATGAAGACTCAAGCAGAAGCTCAGGAAGAACAGACTAAAGCTATGAAGAATGCAGCAGAAGCTGGAGCAGCACAACCTAGTGAGCTTAAGATTCAAGAGAAGTTCCTTAAACTGCAGAAAGACTTAGCTGATATAGATAAGCTTAGAGCAGATACAGAGAATAAAGATAGTGAGACTATGAGGAATATTCCTGAAATAGAACACTTACAATCTGAAACACTATTAAACATAGCAACAGCAAGAGAAAAACTACAAGGATAATTAATGGTAGTAGATGACAAACAATTTTATGATGATAGAATTAATTTAATCGAATCTGATGGATGGATAGCTTTAATTGAAGAATTAAAGGTTATGTCTGAGTCAGTTAAAAGATTAGAATCTATTGATAACGAAAAAGACTTATGGTTCGCCAGAGGTCAGTTGTCAATTCTAAGGCAAATGATTGTTTTAGAAGACGCAACGAAAGCAGCGATGACAGAACTAGACAACTAGCGTCATCTTTTTTACACTTCATAATCCTTAACAGGACGGAGACAATGATATGAGCAATATAGTAGTAGACCCTGCAGAAATTTCAGCAGATGTAGAGGAACAAAACACAATAGAGCCAGACGAAACCCTAGAATTACAAAAAGCAGAAACACAAGAACCTGCTTATGAAGTTCCAGACAAGTTCTCAGGTAAGAGTGTAGAGGATATAGTCAAGAGTTATCAGAACTTAGAACAAGAACTTGGACGTAAAAGCCAAGAGATTGGAGAGTTAAGAAATCTTTCTGACAGTTTCCTTAAAGCCGAAATATCTAGGAATGGACCACAGACAAGTCAAGCCAACGAAAACTCAAACAACGAAACAGAAGATGATTTTTTTGAAGACCCCAGTAAAGCGGTTAATTCTTTAATAGAAAAGCATCCGAGGTTTCAGGAGTTCCAAGAGTTCCAAGCTAAGCAATCACAAGATAGCAGCAAGGTACAATTGGAACAGACTCATCCAGACTATGTAGACATTGTACAAGATACAGGTTTTCAAGATTGGGTTAAAGCTAGTAAATTTAGAGTAAACTTATTTGAAGAAGCTGATAAGTATAACTATGAAGCAGCCGATGAATTATTGACGCACTGGAAAGAGCGTTCTATGATTGATAAGACTGCGGAGGTTAAACAAGAACAAGCCAATTCAAGAAAGAAAGCTTTAAAAACTGGTAAGACCGAATCAAGAAGTTCATCTGATTCTACAGCAGGTAAGAAAACATATCGAAGGGCAGACCTAATACGTCTGAAACAAAATGACCCTAATAGATATGCAGACTTAGCTGATGAAATATACGAAGCCTATGCTGAAGGAAGAGTTAAATAATTTGATAATACTATAACAGGAGTACAAAATGGCTACAGGTGCAATCGGCACAAATAACCAAACGATTACTACCGGTGCTACGTTCATCCCAGAAATCTGGTCAGATGAAACTATCGCTGCGTATAAATCGAACTTGGTTGTCGCTAATTTAGTTACTCGCTTATCTCACAAAGGTAAAAAAGGTGATACAATAAATATCCCAACACCGGTCCGTGGTTCAGCGACAGCTAAAGCAGCAAACACAGCAGTAAAAATTCAGAGTGATACTCACCTGAACACTGCAGTTTCAATCAACAAGCATTATGAATATTCAGTGCTTATTGAAGACATAACAGAAGTACAAGCATTAAGCTCGCTTCGTAAGTTCTACACTGATGATGCAGGCTATGCGCTTGCTAAACAGGTGGACACTGACCTAGTTACATTATGGGAAGGTTTTCAATCTGGAACAGTAGCAGGTGCAGATGCAGCAGCTTGGGAGAAAGCATACATCGGTTCAACTGGTGCAGCTTTCTATACTGGTAACTCTTCTAACGCAGCAGACATAACGGATGCTGGAATTAGAAAGTTATTGCTTTTACTTGATAACGCAGACGTACCAATGGACAATCGTTCAATGGTTGTACCACCTATCTGTGCTAATGATATGCTTGGAATCAACAGATTCACTGAGCAACAGTTCATTGGTAATGGTGATGCTATTAAGACTGGTAAAATTGGTTCAATATATGGTGTAGATGTTTTCATCTCATCTAATTGTCCTACTACTACTACAGCTGATACTGCAACTGATAGAGTTGGTTGCTTATTCCACAAAGATGGTTTAGCTCTAGCGGAACAAGTTGGCGTGCGTTCACAGACACAATATAAACAGGAGTGGTTAGGTGACTTGTTCACTTCAGACACAATTTACGGAGTTGCAGAACTACGTAA